GACCAGCATCAGGCCTCGGGTCCGCAATGCCAGCGGCCGGGTCAGAAGCTCGTCAAGACGTTCATGCGCTTGCATCGCGACGTGATGTCCGATCCATCGCGGCGCCCGGATATAGGCGATCCGGTCTTCCACACTGCGGTCGAGATAAGGGCGAACGTGGTCGAGCAGATGGTCCACCATGTCACAAATCCTCGACCGGCAGACGGCGCTTCTGACGCACCGGATGCTCTGCGGGCGCCGGCGTCGGCTGGCGCATTGCATCATAGGGTTTGGCGGCCTCTGCCGCGTGGGTTCGGCGCACGGCACTGCGCAGGTCGATTTTCGATGGCTTTTGCCCGCCGGCGATCTCCGCGATCCGTCGGCGGAGCATCACCTTCTCGACATCCGATCGCGCGTTCGTGGCGCGTCGATGCAAACGGTCAGCTTCGTGCTCCCACAACGTTATCGGTGCAAGCGATCCGTCGCGCCGCTCCACGGGCCGAAACTCCCTCGTCTCCGGATCCCGGATGTAAATGTGACTGATATCGCGAGGATCGTATCGCACCTCGAGCCGGCCCAGACGGTCTCGCAGCGGGACCAGGCCGCCCAGCCATGGCGAGTAGTAGTCGAGCGCGAACATGCTGACTCCCTGCGGCGAGAGGCGCCTCTCCGCCCCGGGCAGGAATGCAAGCAGGACCCGCATAGGATCGTCATCGAAGCGCGGGAGATCACGGCTATGCCGTTCCCATTCCGTTGCCGGGACCCTCAACGTCTTCGCGTTCTCTTGAAGGTTGTGGTCGATCACGGCGAGCGCCACGCACCGCTCCAGATCGGCGAAGCTAAGGCGAGCGCGCGATTGTGCGGGATATCCGTCGCGGTCCGCCACGGATCGACCCGTCGAGCCGGGCTGCGTCGCAAGGACGGCGTTGAGCTTGCCGAGCAGCCTTTCGACAACGCCGCCCTGATGGACGCGACCGCGATCCCGATAGCGGATACGAATGCCGTAGTCTTCACATCCACGCTGGAAAGCATGTCCTTTGAACTCTTTCGCTGAATCGGTGACGAGCGACCGTGGCCGCCCGTACATCGGCCAGCCATGCTCTATGTCTCGTGCGGCAAGCCAGGCGTCCTTCGTGTAGCGCGCAAAATCGCTTGGCACCTCCGCGCAACTTCACTTGGCAGCAACCGCGCGTCGCTTACAGCCCTTCAAAGGGTGTTTGAAGGGCCATTCTAGACCCTTCGCCCTCTCGTCCCCCATTCAGCCTTCGACCGGACCTGTCTGGCCCTTCAACGCGCGAGCAATGATTCCCATCTCGCGGTCGATCGGGACTAGGGCCTCTCGCTTCTCGCGATAGACGGCGTCGACCGGCTTCAGCTCGGCCTCCAGCACATGGATCTTGGCGATGATGTCGTCCATCTGCTTGCGCAGCGGATCGACCTCCGTCTCGGCGATACGATCCCGTTCGGCGCGCAGCACCTGAAAGCGGGCACGCATGGCGTCGGTGTCGAAGTGAAAAGTCGTCTTCATGGGTCAGATCCTCAAGCCAGGGTCATTGCGCCGGCAGAGCCGTCGAAATCGACAGTGAAGCTGTTGCCGCTGACCATCGACAGGTCCGACCCGTAGTCGTACCAGGCGATCAGTTCCTTGTTGGCGGCGGTGTCGTTGTAGAGCACGACGTATCGGAAGGGGCCGACAGCGCCGGTCGCGCTTAGCACCAGGTCGACCAGGACGAGCTTGTAGGTGCCGGTCGCTTGCGCGGAACTCGTCGTCGTGACGTTTCTCGACGAGAGGTTCGTGTAGCTGATCTCGGTCAGGTTCGAGAGTTGCGAATTGCCCGCCACAGGAGCATTGGCGGCCGCACAGAGCGCCACCTTGATCTGATCGGAGCCAAGGTTGTGCACCTTCTCTGCCAGCGCCTCCGAGAACGAGTTGAACTTGTTGAATGCGACCATAGTTGCTTATCTCCTTTAAGCCTGCGCGATTACTGGAATGACATGCCGACGGCTCTGATCGTCGAGCCGCTGGCGTTGATGGTGAAGTCCCTCGTCGTGTCGTTCTCAGACGTAGTGATGGACCAGGCATTCGTTGGGCCGGGCCGGTCGTTGGTGAGGTCAGCCTCGTCTCGAACCGGAGCATCCACACCACTCCAGGAGGCTGAGGTCAGGCCGCCCGTCGTGAAGTTGGATAGGATGAGGGCGAGACCGGTCGTCTTCACCTCGAGGTCCGCCAAAGTCGCTGTCGAGGCGAATGACCCTGCGACGGTATCCACGGGCGTGCTGCTGACGGGGAACAGCCTGTAGGCAACCATCGTGCAGTTGGTGACGCCGTTGGAGGTGGTCACCACGAAGGTTGCCGTGGTGCCCGTCGCAAGGGAAATGTAGAACCACGCCACCGAACCGTGACCGGTGGCGGTGCCGGTCTGCGAAGGCCCGGCCGTCATGGCAACGCCGTTGCATGTGACGCCGGTAATGGTCCTCGGAGTTCCGATGTTGCTCACGTTGACGGCAACGCCGATGGCGATCACGCGCCCCGCACCAGCAGCACCGATATTCTTGTTCGTGAAGGTGTAGGTCGACGCGTTGGTGTTGTCGACGGCGGCGCCCTCGTAGCTGTACGGCATCGTGCTCACGAAAGTCAGCGTCACGTCGACGCCGGTGATCGTGTACGATCCAGTACCGGCGGAGAAGCCGAGCGCGGTGCTGAAGGCAGCCTCGTTTCCGGTGATCGAGAAGACGCCAGTTGCGGCTGGCATATTCACGTTCATTCCGATCGCGCTGCCGGTGATGGTGAAAACTCCGGTTCCAGCCACGACGCCCTGGGTCAGGTTCACCGCATTGCCCGTCAGGACGAATGCGCCCGCCTGTACGGCGGTAAACGCGACCTGCAGCTGATAGGCCTGCCACTCGCGATAGCCGTCGCGCTCCGAGCCGAAGCGAAGCCAGCCCGACACATTGCCCGCGAAGGAGGCGACGGGCACGGCAAAGGACGTGCCGGTCAGCCCGCTATGCGTCGTCAGAACCGTCGTTCCAGTCGGATCGAGCGCTTCTATGATGGTCGTCTGCCCGGCCTCGGCTCCCTCGGTGGCGTCGGTCCATGACGGCACCGGCGACAGCTCGATCAGGCGGTTGCGCTCTGCCCATGTGGTGGCGAGGTCGGCGATTCCCCCGGCTGTGACAAGGCCATAGCCGACCCCGTTGACCTGGACGTTGGCAGGCCGCAGTGGGCGGATGGCCCGGCTGTCGAACAGGACGTCGTCGGCCGGCGCGGCGGCCACGTCCAGAGTGTCGACGCCGGTCACGGTCAACAGCTTGACCGAGACGCTCTGGCCTTCGGTGTAGATCTCGAAATCGGTGTTGGAGATGTCGTCGAAGAACACGATCGACGCGCCGTCGGCGTGGGCGCGCGGCACCGTGTCGAGGAAGCCCCTGGCGATGGTGAGCACGTTGCCGGCGATTGCCTCTAGTCGGACAACCTCGCTGGTCCCCGGCGTTGGACCGATGATCATCGCCAGGGTGCCCAGCTCGGCCACGTCCAGGTCGATCGCGCCGGTCACCGTGATCGCGGTGGCATCGATCGCCACGGCACCGCTGAGAAAGGCGCCTGGCGCGAAGTCGAGCGGCGTGCCCGCCTCGGCGTAGCCGGAGCCAGCGTCGACCTCGATCAGCGCGTTGGCGGCGTCGGGTGTCGGCGAGGCGCCCGCGATCTGAAGCACGCCGGCATCGGGATTGCTGGCGAGCGTGGCGGCGAGGTCGGCCTCGCCCATCATCTGGCGCAGCTCGCGGAAAGGCATCTCCACGACCATCCTGGGCGAGACAGGCAACGGTTCGTTGGAAGGCGGCTCCCAAGTTCCGCCCGAGGAGCCGTCGTCGACGAGCGGCGCCGCAGCGAGCTTGAAAACGTCCTGGAAGATGCCCAGGCCGATCTTGTTGGAGCGGCCGTCGCCAAAGCGCTGGTTGGTGACGCGTAGCACCTCGCCCGAAAGGCGATGGCGATCGGAGACCATCCTGAACGCGTCGCCAGGGTTTAGGACCGAAGCCTTGCGATTGGCGACAACGCGCCCGGAGATCAGGCCCGAACCGAGCGACACGACATCCCTCTGGCCGACGCGAATGGCAAGACCGGGCACGTTGATGCCCGGATACTCTCGGGTCGTCGGCGGCTGCACCTTTGTGGCCTGCATGGCCTGGGCCGTGTTGGTGACCCGATGCGCGCCAACCTTGCGCTTTTCGCGGTTGTTGTACTTGACGACGACGGAGCTGATCGCCTCGGACGGCTGCCGGCGCTTGATCTCGGTGAACTCGATGATGTCGTCTTCGGTCAGGATCGGGATCAGGTCGATGTCGTAGTCGTCCCGCACGGGCTTCAGGACGAACTTGCCGGTCGAGCGCGAGCCGTAGAGATAAGCGTCTATGCACGGCAGCACGGTCGTCGAGATGAACTCCCGGATCTCCTCTTCCCGGTACCATTTGAGGCTGAGGCCGAACTTCTCGTTGTAGAAGGTGTCGGCCGAATAGGTGAAGCTGGTATCGTCGATATCGTCGTCGTGCCAGCCCAGGCCCCAGGTGGCATCGGTCAGGCACTCCCGGATGATGTGGGCCGGGTTCATGTCGTAGTAGCGGATGACCGCGCCTGGCGTCATCGCGGAATCCAGCGTGCCGGAGCCGTAGACGAGAAGGGGCACACCGTCGTCCGGTGTATTGTCGAACCCCTCCAGCGTCGTCGTCAGGGCCGATCCGCCCGCCCCGAACATCCTGAAGCAGTAGACCGGAACACCCTCCAATCCGTCGAGAATGGCCTGGGCACCAGCGACACCCTCAATCGGGTCGCCGCTCCCCGGCTGATTTGCGTTGTCGGACAGGATGATGACGCATGGCGTCTTCTTGGAATCGGCGCCGTCAAAGAACGCCTGGGCCTCGGAGAGGCCAGCCTCGAAATTGGTGTGGCCGGAGCTGGTCAGGTCGTCGACCCAGACGTCGAGCGCGTCGAAGTCCTCGGCCTTGGCATTTCGGTATTGCTTGCTCGCCTTGACGCTGGAGCCGAACGAGACCATGCGGACGTCGTATTTGATGTCCGTATTGGCCCGCATGGTAGCGATGGCGTCGTGCACGGCCTCCTTGAGCGCGTTCATGCGAACGCCGATGACGGACGCCGACGTGTCGAGCGCGAAGTAAAATGCGATATTGTCGGCCGTCGTCGCCTCGGCCGGGATCTTGGCCTTTTCCGGGTACCATTGGTCGCTGCCGTCCGAGCGCTTCAAGATGCGCTGGATCCGCCACTCCCACGGCTTGATATAGTTGGACGTGCCCAGATAGACCTGGCGCAGCACGGCCGTGACAACGCCACGGAAGGCGGAGATGGTCGGGCTCACCTTCGCCAGCAGATAGTCGTTCTGCAGCTGGTCGGGCGCGCCCATGCAGATATCGACGTCGCCCGAGATCCCGCCTTCGCTCTGATCGCCGCCGAACAGCTTTGGCTTGTTGATGGTGAGCCGGCCGCCGGTGTTGGTGCCCTTCCATGCCAGCTTGTCGCCGACCGTGGCGCGCATGATGGCGTCGGCCGGTCCATGGCAGATGCTCTGCTGCATGCCGAGCCGGTACTTGTAGCCGATCACCTGGCGCGGGCCGAAAAAGCCGTAACGCCGAGCCCCCTTGATGGCGCTCTTTTTCAGGTCGCCATACCAGGTCACGTTCGGGCTCTGATCGTCGTTGGTGCCGAAGAACACCGGGATCTCACGGCCTTCATCGGCGGTAGGAAACTGGAAGTCCTCAAGCGACTTCGGCTTCGCGTTTTGCGGCTTAGGCGCAAAGATCAGCTGAGCCGCAAACGATATGATGGCGAGGACAATGTTCCAAAACATCAGGTGATGCTCGACGAGAAGGGATTGCTGTCGGGCAGGAACTCGAAGCCGCCGAAGTTCAGGAAGTTGTCGAACTTGGCGCAGCCATTGGGGCCGGTCGAGAGGTCGCAACCGGGCGCGATTTCGACGGCTGCGGACCCAGCTGCGGCCACCTTGTCGGCGAGTCCCTCGATCTCGCCGATCAGCGTGATGGTGCTGCCGACGTGCGATCCGATCCAGCCATAGAGGCCGTCGAAGATGACCAGGCC